CCATGCCGCGCTGTATAGCAGGACCGAAACCAACCATACCTGCTCGAAGAGTCGCAATTTCCTCACGCAAACGAGCAATCTTGGCTGTAAGCATTTCTGGTACATGTTCTGTACCGCGTGCAGCTTTCGGAATTTCTGCTATAGTCTTGTTAATCTCTTTCTGTCTAGCAAGAATACCAGTCTGGTTCGTTACCATTCCATGCATGGCATTCATCAAAGACTGTGAACCACGAAGCAATTGCTGCTTTGCGCTGATAACTCCCTGTTCCTGAACAGCCTTATTTAAATTGAGCTGCTCGAGATTTATCTGTGACATTATTTTAGCCGAACCAGACAGAGTAGGTATGCGCTTCTTCTCTTCTGCGATCTGAGCCTTAGTTAGCTTGAGATTGATCTGAGCCTGTCGCAAATTGAGTAACTGAGAACCAGCTCCAGCAACATTTGCAGCTGCACGAATCGGCGCTCTCGCATCTTCCTGGAATTGCTTAAATCTCCGAGATGCCTCAGCAGCCTTTTCCATTCTACGATGTATCAATAATGCAGAAATCGCGATCCCTGCTGTAATACCCACCACAGGGATGAGAGAAGATCCCATTAATGCAGCAGCCGCGGCACTAGCACCTAAACTACCTGCGGCAAGTTTACCGAACTTCGAGGTTTGCTGTGCAGCGCGAGCTATAGCACCTTCCTTAATTAAAGCGCCTCTAGCTCCCATATCTCTAGCTGCTGCACCAAGTCCTCTACCACGACCACCGCCTAAGAACATGGTCATCATGCCAGCACTCTGCAATCTCGCAACTGCTACACCAAGTGCGATGACAGCGATCGTCATGTTCTTGACGGAAGAAGTAGCAGCATCGAATAGATGATCGAATGCCGCTTTAATGAGATCGCCATGACCAGATAGAATTAGCAGCGCGGCGCTGAGTGCGGTGATACCAGCGAGAAGTACCGTTAACGATCCTCCGAATGCCTTAAATGGTGCAAGGATCGTAATGATGTTGCCAACGACGCTAGCAATAGTACCGCCGACTATCGCTACTGCTGAACCTATCGCAACCCAACGGACAACCTGAGTCTGCGTCTCCTTGTCGAGCTTATTGAACCACTGGAATAGATCCTGCAAAGGCTTGGCAAGTTCCGTTAACACAGGTATTGCCATAGAACCTATTAGCAGGAAGAACGCGCGTAGCTGATTAGTTAGCACCTTCCACTTAACGCCTGTGGTTTGTTCCATAGCCGCTAGTGATCGGTTAAACTCGTTCTGGTCGTTAACGGTCAGACCGAGAATACGCTTGTACCCATCCACATCGTTGAGAAGATGGGTTAACGCACGTCTTGCCTGCATCGTACCTTCTGTATTGGAAAGCTCCTTGAAGAGATTGCGAATCATGTTCGCGCGTTCCTTCAAAGGTAGCTTATCAATAGCAGTTCGGAAATCAGTAAGAATCTGAGGTAACGGACGAATGCGACCTTCGGCATCTGTAATGTTTACGCCGAATTCCTTAGCACCATCAACAAACTTCTTACGTCCGAATAGCTCCATCATTCGCGCAAGTGCCGTTCCCGCCATTCTGACGTTAGGCATACGTCGCGTGAGGAAAGCCATTGTACCTGCAATAGTATCGAAACTCTGGTTAGCAGCAATTGCTGATGGAACCAGTGTATTCAGAGACTGAGTAAATTGCTGGAATGTCATGCGGCCGAATCGAACGGCTGCGAAGGCTCTATTCATAATGCCTTGCATATCGCCTACGCGCATACCATATGCCTGCATGACTGTAATACCAGTCTGCGTTACCTCATTAAGACTGGTCTGGCCGGCAACCGCGGCTTTATTGAAGAGTTCCATTAACTTCATTCCCTCGCCGACATTACGTAAGCCAAGATCCGTCGATGAGAAAATCTCATATGCAGCCTGCGCCATTTCATGCTGAGTCGCAGGGAACTTCTGCATCTGATTTAAGATGGCACTCTCAATAGCCTTACCATTTGCGATAATGGTGCCTGTAGTACGCTGTAGGTTACTATCTAACCTACCAGTCTGAGTAGCTGCAAGAGTAGCTTCCGCGCTAAAATCTGCAAAACCTTTTGCAGCATACGCGAGGCCCGCACCAGAGGCTATCCCCATGATACGGGCCGCACGTCCTGTATCTCTTAATACTGCGCCAGCAAGCCCAAACCTTTGCCAACGCTTCGCTGATGTAACAGCGTCCATTTGACGACCAGCAACAGCGCCACCTGCACCAAGCGAACGAAGATCCCTAGACACCTGCCTAAGTGGGCCAGATGCCTGATTCGTTGCTCTCAGGATTAATACAAGTTCTCTTGCACTAAGCGCCATCAGTTCGCCCTTTTAATCTTATCCATTTCTTCTTTTTCGAATTTAGCCACTGCTTCATAAACTCTTTCAAGTCTATGAACGTGCGCTGCTTCCTGATCGAATAGTCCTCCAGGCTTTGGGAGACAGCCGACTCTCTGACATATCATTGCGATACCGAGCCATTCGACTGCCTCCCTAGCTTTTTCTATTCCGAAGAGTCGGTCAAGATCGGTTCTGCCCTTGATGGCTCCATAGACTGCTGCGGAAAATTTTCCAGATCCTCGTCATCCTCTTCCTGGTTAAGCTCGTCGATATAACGCTCGATTTCAGCACCAACCTTAGGATCAAGAATGTCGAGAGTACCAGCGAGACTAAAGTTAAGCTTGTTTCCCTGGTCATCTTCCAAGTTGTGGTCGATGATACAATGCTTGAACTCGAAGTCACGAGTCCACTTCTGCATCATATCGAAGTTGACAATCTGCTTCTGGTTCTTACGAGTATTCTGTTCCATACTCATCTTAGATGCCTTTTCACGACGCTCAAGCATCTGACCGAACGGAAGCGGACGTAAATCAACGAAGCCACCCGGCAGACTCTTTAAGTCAAACCGGGTGGCTTCAGTATTAACAGTTGCTCGGGGCATTTACCTCTCTCCTTTCCCCGATAGGGACTATGTAATGTCTAGTGTGCTTTTAGTCTCAATGATGAATGCTTCGCCACCAGACTGAACAAGTGCGCGAGCATTAACATTCGCCATAATCAGATCCGCGATACCACCAATAGCGACTTCATACGAATCATACGATGCTCGGTTGAAGTCGATAGTGATAGCATCAGTTGAAGATGCGTAAGCAACAGCATCACCGATAGAACGGAGACGATAAGCACGCTTCGTAGAAGCCTTATAGTTATCGTACTCAGTCTTGCTGACGAAGTCGAGTTCCGTATCGAGAGTAGCTTCCGTCTTGCCGTAGCTGATATAGCTAGCGGCTCGAGTGTTAACGATACGATTCTGAGCTTCGGGATTGTGGTTGATATTAACCGTGTATCCATTGAAGTCAGTTGCGGGAGTTGCGAATGCAGGAGTAGCTCCAGCAGCATCAACAAATACCTGATGAGCGTCTGCACCGAGTAGCTTTGCAGCAGCCCATGTAGGCGAACCTAGACCACCAGGCGTAGTTTCAGAAAGACCGAAAACGTTCATAGTAACGCGGAGAACTCCATCTTCGATAGAGAACTCCCAGCCACCGATAACGCAACCGCCGTAACCGAAACCAATACCGTTACGTACCATCGTAATACTAGCTGTCCTAGAGACTGCACCGGAAGCAGCAGTCGTAGCAGAACCAGCCGTTGATGGAACGAACTTATACGTCCAAGGAGAACCAGCACCCGTCTTAGTAATATTGAAACGGGAGCAGTACAGAAGATACGGAAGGAACGCCGTATCGACTTCCATCGTAACATCGCCTTCCACATGGTAATACGAAGGCTTCTGCTCTGAGTCAATTACCTGCTGACGGATCTGCTCTGAGTAATACTTATCCTCAGTGTAGATTAGCGACTCTTCTAGGATTGGGATAAACAGCGTACCTGCTGTAGTAGGAGGCAAGTACGTACCCATTGTGGCCTCATGCTTAATAGCCATATAGCCAGCACCACCTAAACCTGCGGGCATTTACTTCTCACCTCCTTCCGCGGGAATATCCTTTGAGGATACTGAGGCAGTACCTTCAACCTTGACGTCCTCAGAATCCTTAAAGTACTCACGAACAGGCATTCCGACACGATTCGCTAGCGACAACTCCTGCTCTTCGTCAAGGGAAACAGAACTCCCGTTCTCAACGGCAACGCCACCAATATCGAGAAGCTCACCTTTCGGAAGCTGCTTATTGTTGACGCTAATCTTTAGTGTCAAGGTAATTCACCTCCTAACTGAATGGTTCGAGTGCTTCTGCATACCACGTCAAACGTGAACCAATTGCCACTACATTTCCTGGACGACGAATCGTACCGGGGATGATGCTCGTTATGTAGCCAAAGACTACCTTGCCGGTTAAGGTACGATCGGCAGCGAGCACGGTCTTGATTTTCGTGCAAAGTTCCAGATCCTTCTTAGTCCGGACTGAACGCTCATCATCCATATTAGCATGGTACACGAATATGCCTACTCTGAAATAGTTCTTGAATTGATGTGTTCCGTGAATCTCTGTAATAACTGGCTCACCAGTAAATATTACAGCGGGATAATCGAAGATCATTGCATCATCTGCCAGCCCCACATGCTGAACCTCACTAAGCGTGGTAGCCTGAGCAGCTACGACTAACCCCTTTAGATGCTCGATCACCTCTTCTATCGCGGTATAGTACGTAGTCGGCATTACGGACTCGGTGTGAAGTCAACAACACTAGGTCCAAACTTCCCGCCGATCTTTGTCTGTATCGTTCCTCTAGAACTAGAAGGATTCATAGCTAGTCCGATAATACCGCCGAACCATGCATCGAATATATCTACGATCTTGATTTGTGTTTCAACAGAGATACCAGCAAATGGTCGTGCAGGAAGAGTATTGATACCGAAACCTTCGCCAAGTGAGAAACCTGATGCAATCATATCTCGCTCGGCTGCTACATTAGCCTTTCTTGTGCGTCCTCTACCTGCACTCTGTCTTACTGCACCAGTCTGATGGTATATCCCGTATTCAGGTAATGCTCCGAAGCTGAAGAATACCTCTCTAGCTGTGATAGGCCAAGCACTTGGGCTTGTGGCCGAATCCATAAGGTCAAACGTTTTCTTTAGTATACCTGCACCTGTCTGACCTGATTCGATGTAGCTGATTGACCAAGGTTGCCATGCGCCCCCATCTGGATCATGCTCACCCTCGAAATTCTCTCTAACATCTGCAATACTGAGATCCCTCGCAGCCATTAGTGGGAGAGCCATGTTGTTGAGAGCGTCTGCTGCAACCTCCAGTTGTTTTGCTACGATAATAGGATTCGGTGCCCATTCAAAGGTGACAACACCACCGAATGAACCTGTGAAGCTTTCGAAGGATTCTCTAGCCAAATTCCATATCCATAGCGAATATTGGCGCTGGATCTTCTATGTCATTCGGGTAGAAATCTTCACTAGAGATGTGATCGCCAGTAGTTGGTACTTCTGCTACTTCTACAAGAATAATGGCACCAGACTGGATGCCTTCTAAGATCCCTAATGCTTCTTTATAGAGCTGATCTGAGTAGTCATTCCAGTCTGGTATTTCACCGCTTACCTTGCTAGCATAGTATTTCGATGCTATAAGTCGCCCAGCGACACTCCGTAT